CATACTGACCATTATATCCAGACGCACTGACACCATCAATAATAATAGGAGTATCTACATCGATTCCAGGTAGAGGAGAGGCAAGAGTTGCGGTGATAGTTGTAGCAGCACCAGCAAGAGTTCCATCGCCAGCCTTGATACTGGTGATTCCGACTTCACCAACCTTAGAACCAACAATTCTGTATTCATCAACCTTAGGTTCAATATCAACACCAGCAAGTGGGAAGTCTGGGGTGATTGGTCTACCAGAACCCTGATCATATACATCACCGACTTTCTGATAGTACATCTCAAGATCAGTTCTGTTCGTACTGAAAGTGAGGAAGTCGTCAGAGATGTTTACATTGTTTACACCATCAGCATATTCAAAACATGCAAGTTTGTGGTGAGAAAAGTTTGGTACGAATCGGTTGAAAGTATAATCCTTAAAACAAACTCCGTTAGGATCGGCATCAAGAATACTGAACTGCCAAAGATAACATCCACCAGTAAGTCTGAAGAGACAAGATCTAGTTATCTCATCATTCTCAGGGTCTGGAACATACTTAGGTCTAATTACAGTTTTACGAAGGTCCAATCCAACAATAGAAGTACCTCTAGGAACGATTACGCCACCGTAAATACTGTTAAGAGGATATAAATCGTTGTCTAAACTATTGAGATCGAAGTTTGAAGTAGGATCAAAAGTAGGTAAGTTTCTACCAGCAACACCATCTCTACTATAGTAAGCAATAGATTCTCCGGAGGGATTATAAGGAATCCATCCAGGTCTATTGTCTAAGACGTGATCTCCTGGATACAAGAGAATGGTGGTTTTGTTAAACCTATCATTGTTTTCGCCAGCTTGATAAGAGAATCTGGCAGCTTCAATTAAAGCTCTTTGAATTGTCTTGAAGGGTCTCGTCAGTGAGTTACCCTGGTTCTCAATAGCATCCGTAGAATCCAGATCATTTGGATTCACATACAAGATATTACCACGAACGTTCTTAAGAAAATTATCTAAACGGCTGAGAGACATGAGATCTACTTCAGTGATGGTCTTTGCTTATGTTATTTAGACAAATTCTTTATGATGGATTAAAGAAGCAAGACCAGATGATTTTTTTATATCCAGATGACACCTTAGTTCCTCTATGTATGAAGTGAGGACCGCAAGGAAAAACCAAAATAGAATTCTTTTTTGCATCTACACCCAGTTTGTCAAGGAGAAATAGTGTTTTTCCTCCAACAAAATCATCATTCAGGTATAAAATGAAGGCGAGAACTAAATCTTTATCAACAGACTTGTCAACGTGCCATTTATATTGTTCGTCTACATCATAACACCTGTAAATATACTCTGAACCCAAAACTCTATCATCACTTATCCCGGAGTGATATATGTCCCATAAGTAATTATTTTCGGTATATAGATTATACGCTTTAGAAAAAATATCATTGATTAACGTATCTGCTTCTTCTAGTTTTTCTCTAACATCAGCATCTGGATGATTCTGTGATGTTATAGTTACATTATATGATTTATTATTTCGTACATCATTCTGTTCTATAAAGAGACACTCATTGTCGTCTCTATAATCATGACACAGTTCTGCTATCCGATCACTTTGTTCGTCGGTACAAATATCAAAATACTGATAAATCTGTGGAGTATGTTTTTCTATTCGCATACAATATTAGCCGCATCTCGATCAAAAATTTCTAAACCTTTATCCGTAAGCATGTGATCATACATTTGATCAAATACTTTAGGTGGCATAGTGCAGATCTCAGCACCATTATACCATGACCTGATAGCACGTTGCACGCTACGAATAGAAGCAGACAGAACCTGAGTTCTGATTCCATGGATGCGATACAGTTCAGAGATAGAACGCACCACTTCTAAACCAGCAACAGATTGATCATCCAAACGACCAACGAAAGGAGACACATAAGTTGCACCAGCCTTTGCAGCAAGAACAGCTTGAGCAGCACAGAAAATCAATGTGACATTAGTACGAATCTTCTCCTTAGACAATTCTTTGCAAACTTTTAAACCATCACGGGTCATTGGAAGTTTGATTGTACTTACACTACCGAACTTATCTACCAATCGAAGTGCTTCATTCAACATAGTCTGAGCATCACCCATGACTTCCATGCTGATGTCTTGTACCCCAATATCTTTGATTTGTTGATATACCTCTTCAGGATTTCTACCACTCTTCATGATAAGAGTTGGATTCGTCGTAACACCATCTACCAATCCAGTGGCAAAATATTCTTCAATCAAAGAAGTATCAGCGGTGTCCAAAAAGATTTTCATGGCAATTGTTTAGTTGACGTTATTTAGAAATGATTGCAATACTGAGCATTCAAGAGTTCTGATTGAACTAGAAAACTCACTAAAGAGTATTTTTTACCGGATGTGACCGGTTTTGTCATGTGAGGATAGAGATATGAACCAGGGAATATTATACTATCTCCAACTTCAATATTATAACACATATAATCTAGTTTAGGAAAGATAAGTTCTCCTCCATCGTAATCATCATTCAATTTTGTTATGATGCTGAACGTTGATAAATCACAATGTTCTTTAATATCAACAATAGTATCTTTACTATACCTAGCAATGTATGGGTCCAACAAAGAAAAAGCAGGTCTTTGTGGAATTTTATAGAAGGATGTAATAGAATTAATTATATAATCATTCAATACTGTAGCAAACTGTCTACAAAATAAAGTGCCAAAATATTCCAGTCTTAAATGATCAACCGTATATGGTTTTCCAGGACAAGATATTGTAAATTCATCAGATAATTGTTCACAAGTATCTACAATATCTCTACAGTATTCTTCTGAAAAGGTTTTACACTTAAAAATATTATCTTTTAATTCTGTGCATTCGCCAACAGATCTATGAAAAGATCTAGACACATCAAAAATTGACATCAACCACCATCAATTTGGCACCCAACCATACTTCCACCAACGATTCCAAGAGGAATCGCCCACAGACGACCATCACCACGGGATAACGCAGCACCTAAACCAGCGCCACCAATTCCACCCAAAACGGCACCTTCAACGCAAGAATTATCATCTTTTTTACCTCTACCTACATTAGGATACTCTTCTTGATAGTAGTGGTGGTGGTGATGATGATTCCTTCTTCGGCCGCGACATGGGATACGAACTTTATCATAAACATAATCAACTCGACCACGATCATACGGGCCCGTTCCGGGAATATACTCCTCTCGATATACTTCTTTCCAACACTTTTTCTCTACCCAACCACCATAATGTCTAGTTCTTGGTCCTCCCGCTTCCACTCGGGGAGCGGAAAGGACAGGTAGGACAACCGCTGCCGCAGCAACCAGGGAAATAATACTTTTTTTCATTGGTAATCTTCATTAACAGGGTTGTACTTCAAAAACTCATGAAACGTCATCTTCATTTCCCTTAGAGTGAATCCGCAATGTTTCGCTGCCTTTGGGAGATTCCATTTTGCGTGAAACAATGCTTCGTTCGACTCTCGAACGGAAGTCGGATTGGTAATAGATGCAGATTTCATCGTAGATTTTGGGAGAATACCGGTTCATGGCGTCTCAGTTACTCCATTAATATATAGGAGTTCTCCCCCAATGTCAAGACTGAACCCGTTCACCTGTGACAGGATCTCGTCTGTCATAGTCCCATCCACCAACCAAGAACCTAGTCTTGTCGCCAGGATAATCATTGGGTGATGTGCCTTCATACTCAACATGAAGTTTCTCATCCGGATTCAATGGATCAAGATGTCTGGCTGCCCAAATTTCATAGTAACAGTTGATGTTCGCACCATTACCAGATTTAACTTTAACAACCTTACCCCATTCAACTCCTTCAACAATAAGATCCTGCGAATATCCAATCTGAGTTAGTGTTACAGTGATGGATTCTGGATCGACAAAACCATCCCAATATTCTGGAAGAACAATTTTATTAGAATCTTTCAGTTTTCCACGAACGTAAATGCCTGCTTCTGGTCCTTCTGGAATAACATGACGAACTCTCCAACCTGGCTTTTTCAGGTTAGGAATATCAAATGCACCTCCAATACTTTTTGCTGAGGTGGCATTTCCCTGCAAATTTCCAATGAATGTGGGACATGTAGTTGTACCAGCACACTCA